GTCTCTCTTTTGAGGATATCTAATCCTACTCTTTTGAATGCTTCTCCTAAACCAAACTGACCAGTCCGCCACATTTGGATCGCTTCTCCAAATGAGCCCATATTACCCAAAGTCTCTCTTTCAATAGTCTCGTATAGAGCCCCTTTTGATCTTTGACCAAAAGTCATATTATTAGTGGTATCTCTCCAATCTCTCCACGTAGGAGCCCCTGAGGTTTTTGGAGAAGATGCCTCTGATTTAACAGTGGATTGTAATGCTTCTGAAAGTTTGCTAGCTGTTGATTTATCTACCATGGAACGTCTTTAGGGTCTGTGAATACATGTTTTTCATTCTGACTTGATTGTGCCTTTTCTTGTAGTTCTCCACGAATAAAGTCATAATATACGTTACGTTCATACGGATACATGTTTTCAATTTCATTTATGTTAAATGAATGATGCTTTTTCATAACGAAGATGGTTTTATAAAAGTTTAGTAGGTCCTGTCCTGTTAGACAAAGATAAAAAAATCAGCTAACGATGACAGATTAATAACTCTTTCTGTTCCCTTTGAATTAGTATAAGATATCTTATAAATCATAGAAGGGTCGGAATCCATAAAGTCACGTACTTGCTTTTTGATTTTCAATGGTAAGCCATCAATGAAATTAACTGTGTCTTCTTTTGTCAAGAAAGGCTGCACAGTCTCTTGACCATTCTTCTTAGTGACTAAAGAATCCACATGACGGAATATCATTTCGTCTTCGATTTCTATATTAGGCTTTCCTAACATACTTACGTCTGTATAGAATATAACACTAGGCCATTTCATTTTAATATATTGGTCAGAATCAATAACAATCTTAGAACTGATGTTTTCAGGGAAATCAACCTTTATGTCCGTTATGTTGATTTCAAAATCATATTCTTTATTGTCCTCATTGTCATTGTAACTAACTTTGATTATGTTATCTGCTGATATACCCCATAGTTGTAAAAACATCCATTCTAGGTCAAAAATAGTTAGAGAGTTTACATCAAACTTTTCATCAATAATACAATTATCGACAACCTGTTTAATTGATGATAGTATCTCTTTGATTTCCCCGCTTTGCTTGGCCATTAGAAGTAGTTTTTCATCTTTACCTGTAATTGGCCTTACATGGATTTTCTTCTGAGTAGAAGGAATCTCTAATTCACTTGTAGGATGGATAGTTTTCATTATTCGTTTTCCTTATCGTGTAGACATTGATAAATCTTGATTAAACCATGAGAAGAATGTGAATGTAACTGGCACTGCCATTATGTTGTTCATTTCTCCCCAATTCAATTGTATGTCAGATACCATTATAGGGTATGCTTCCTGTAGAATATAAACAGAGGACTTTTCCCCTGCATCGGTAAAGGTCGTTATTTCTACTACAGTTTCATAGTCACTCTTATATGATATTTCAAAAGGATCGAGCCTACTACCCCCTGCCCCTCTAGCTGTGATTTCACTGCTAGTCCCCTTTATATCACCATCTCGGAAGTCTTTATTGATGATACAAGTTTGCCATGTGTCAAAATACTTTTTGATGATCCCTTGGGCATCAGCTAAAAACACTAACGTAATATCAGTGAATATTGGAGTAAACGGCTTTTTCTCAATAGGACCATAGCTGTAACGTAAAATGTCATGTGTAGCAACTGTATATCCTGGTAACGGTACTGCCATACACCAGAACTCTAACATTCTAGATGCCACATTTAAAATAGTGTCCCCTGCCATTAAAGCAGGGGGGAATATTCTTACAAAAAACTTGTTAGTCTTTTGTAGACCCTGAAATTGTTCTATCTTGGCGTTGAAGGACTCAATATTGAATCCTTCTCCCGATTGCCTTTGACTTGGATTATTAGATGTTATTACTGGCATTACCTTACTTTACGCATACTGTCTGTCCATACTGTCTGACGTGCAATAGGTGCTCCGAACTTACCGCCATTATTTCGGCCTCCCTTTTCAAATCTTTCAGTTGGAAGAAATAGAATTGTATCCCATTCTTCATAGCTAACAATGAGAAAACGTGATCTAACGTATTTATAGAGGTAATGCTTAATGCATGGTCTGAATAGCTTGAACTTGGTGGCTTGTTTCAGAATATCATAAGAGATTTTAAGCCTCTTGTTTTCATCATACGCCTTATTGTTCAATGTAGTGTATAGAGCAGCCATTAGCTTACCTCTCATAGTAGGGGAGAGGTAATGCATGTTAATTCCAAGAAACCCTGCTTCTCCCTCGGTTCCAGCACGCGCCTTCACTTCTATAGGGAATATAACAGGGAACCTGTCATAGTATGGTAGCTTGGCTTTTGTTTTTGGATCATAAAAGAACATGACCATCTTACCAATAGAACCTTGGGTAATACGTCCTGTCTTAATGAACCTATCTGGATTGGCTTCTCTCATTAACTCGCTGGCGTTAACATTACGAAATACTCTAGCGGTTTTTCTTAGCCAATCCATGGCCTCTTTTGACTTTGAATTAATATCAATTCCAAGAGAAGCCGCACGATCAGACATTCTCTGGAAAATATAACTTGCCATTTATTTTTTGCTTCCTAATCTAGTTCTCAATCTTTGGCCAATTTTCTTGTTGCCGTATTTGGCATCCATTACTTTTTGCTTTTCGTGATTATCATCTATGAAATTTGAAAATGATTTCATGTTCTTTTCTTGGGCGTCGGGTGAAATAGGAGCTAAGTGCCCTCTATTTCCTAACATTGGATTTGCTTGCATAGCATTTTTAATCTTGGCCCACATTCCCTCAGATAAATAAATAATCATACGGTCTCCTTTTTAGGTTTTGGTGTTCTAATACCTAGATCATTCTCTGTTAAAAGTAGGAACTCAATACCTTTGCCTTGACAATATTTTGTGCAGGCATCCCACTTTGCTTTATTATTAGCGAAAGTAATTACTTCTTTTTGAAATGTTTTCTTGTGTTTGGTTCCTTGGACGGGTTGAATGGTCTGCTTAAATGGTTTGATTTCAACAAAAGCTTCTCTTATAGTCCCGTTCTTATCTTTCCATTTCATCCAAAAATCAACGAAATAGCGTCTGATTTTTCTCTTTATAGGACAGCGATATGGAATAGGGTGTTCTTCTGATGACCATTCTAATACATTAGGGTTTTTGTCTAAATCATACATAAACTTCAATTCCCAAGAGCTTCGGTATACTATATTTGAAATGTTACCTTTATACTTAAGGGGGTGTATTGGTTTATATGTTCCTTGTAGGGTTTTTCTACCTCGGTTCGCTTTCATTTTATGGCCTAAATAGCTTGAAACAAAGAATATTTAGGAAGCCATGCCAACAATAGAAATCGATACAGATATCAATGCACAGAACGGTTTATCTAACGCAGGGGAGAATGTTAATACAGGTAACATTGCCGTAGTTGGTAATGGCCCGTATTCCCCTCCTACTTCTACTAGATGGATTAGACAACGGCTCATTGATGATCAAAGATTAGATACTCTTCAATTCCCCTCAGATTTACCAAAGTATTATATCAGGTTGGGATTGAGTAAGTACACTAGAATAAATCCTACAAGAGGGGCAGTCTTAACCCCTTCTAAGTTTATATTGCTACCACTTCCATTACAGTTAATGGATAACCAAGGCGTATCATATGAGGAACAGCAATTAGGTCCTACACTTGGAACGGTTGCTAACATGGCTGATGCAGTCAAGGATAGAGTTAAGAATATCATGAGTGCTACCCCTCCTAGTATATCTGATCCTAAATCCTTAGGAGACTATGCCTTAAAGATAGGTTCTGAATTAGGAGGGCTGGCCTCTGATGCAGTAAAAGGGGTAGTTACGCAGGGACCTGGATTAGCTGCCGCCCAAGCAAGGCAAGCCGCTGGCAATGCGGGGGCTGTTTCAGATGTTGTGTTGGGGTATTCTCCAAACCAGTTTCTTACCATCCTTCTTAAAGGACCGATGTATAAGAGAAATGAGTTTACATGGAAATTATCACCCCGTTCTCCTATAGAAGCTAAAGCTATTAACCAAATTGTAAGATTGATGAATAATTCTATGGCCCCTGGAATTACAGGGGGAGGGTATTTCTTCTCATTCCCAAGCATATTCTCAATTAGCTTTATGCCTAATTCTCAATATCTGTTTAAGATGAAACCTTCGGTATTAGAGAATATGGTTATCAATTATACTCCCGCTGGCCGTAATGGATTTTTGCGGGCTGATGAAAATACAAGTGGATTAAATGCTCCTGAAAGTGTTGAAATTAAAGTTAGATTTCTTGAATTAGAGTATTGGTTAGCAGGAGATTTCATAGAAGATAATAATCCTGCCAACGTTACAGAAGGTATTAGACAAGATATTAAAAGTCCAGAGAAATAACATCAATGTCAAATGACGATTATTTTCCAAAGTTTCCTAAGATCATTTATTCAAACACGATTTGCTTAGACATAAGTAAACGGGTTGGTTTAACTGATACTATGAAAAATAATATCACAACCTTTTATCCATTCACTCTAGATTCTGGAATGAGGTCGGATCAAGTTTCATATGGCTATTATCAGAACCCATATCTTGATTGGATCATATATCTAACCAATGGTATTATTGATCCTTATTATGGATGGTATTTGAGTGTTGAAGACTTTGAAGCATACATTATTAAGAAGTATGGTTCTGTTGAGGATGCTATTCGCAGAATCCGTCATTATAAATTGAATTGGACTTCTGATGAAAATGAAATCTCAGTTTCATTCTATGAAAACAATCTTCCAAGCGCATTAAAGAAGTATTACACTCCTAGATTTGGTTCTGAGACTTCGGTTGTCTCTTATATTAGAAGACGTGAAGATTGGATTACTAATACAAATAAAACTGTTCAATTAACAATTGACTCTCAGAATGATAATACCTTTCAGGAAGGGGAACTATGTATTCTGACTAACGATACAATTGAAGTTGGGTCGGGGGAGATTGAAAGTGTTATAGATAATATCGTTGTAATACAGAAAATTACAGGCAATACATCAGCCAATAATGTATTGGTTGGAAGAACATCTAACGCTTACGGTAATGTGACTCATTCATTAGTCTTGAATGAGAATATAACAGAAGACGAATATGTATATTGGACCCCAATTAACTATTATGATTGGGAAGATGATAAGAACGAACGTAACAAGTTTATTCAGCTTATTGATCCTGCTTATACTCTAAGCATTTCAGAAGAGCTACGCCTAACAATGAAAGAAGCTGCTAACACCTAATGCCTATACATAGAGTTGATGACAGTAGTGTTATTCTTCCAACTAAATGTAGATTAACACGGTTCACACTAAAGGGTGCAGAAATTAAACAACACGTTAGAGCCCTTAACGTGTATGAAAGTATTTACAAGCCATATATTACCATTCAAGCTGATGTTTTGGATAACGTTCCTGGTGGACTGATTAAAAGCCTGGACCTTAAGCCTGGAGACCCAATAGAGTTTTCATTCGACTCTGTTGAAAACCAACCATATGATGGTAAGGTTTATTTGTCTGGTATTGATAAGGACAAAAAGAAAAACAACCTACGTAGTACGTCCTATGTAATTGATGGCATCGGGCCAGCATGGTTTAGGGATCAACAGAGTATTGTTAAGCAGTCTTATCAATTCATTCCCGCAACTCAGGTTATGGCATCTATCCATAATAATTATGTCGGGGGAGATGCCCCATTAAGAATCCTAGATCAAAGCATTGGCCCTGTTGATCAAGAGGCTTATAGAGTATTCGGTATCAAGCCTTTTAAAGCTATAGAAAATCTTATGGCCAGAGCTACATATGGTAGTGTCAAGACGGGCACTACAATGTATTACAGAGACCAGAACTCTTATGTATTATCCCCTCTAGAAACATTATTCAAACAATTACAGGCTCAAGAGACCTTTTTCCAGGATAATACATTAGGACGTTATATAACGGACTTTGATAAAGCCAAGATTACTATAACTCAAATAGCAGCGCATGTTGACCAAACGAACCCTGGCAGACAGGGAGCTAATAAGGTTGCCGCAGCTTCTAGCCAAGGCGTAGGTCATTTTAATCTTAGATCGTCCAAGAATACTATATTGCAAGCCAAGAAAATGATTACCTCTCAGCTAGGACAAGCAATAAGAGGGGGGACCCCTCATGGTGGCAGGGCCAATTACTTTATGTTTGATCCATCTAAACTATCAAAAGAGCAGCAAGAGTTTCAAAAGGTAAGAGACGAAAACGCATATAAAGCTCAATTCATAAATGGAACAAACTTCACTGTTATGGTCCCGATAAATAATGGAACCAAACTTACAGTTGGTAAAGGTGTTGGTCTTAAACTATTAGCCCCTCAGGGAGATTTATCAACATACGCTGGTAGTGACCAATCAGGAGTTTATATGGTTACAACTCTTGTTCATGCTCTTACATTTGGCGATACTTTAACCAACGGATTTACTTGTTTCGAATGTTCAGACGACGGGAACCAAAATGGCTAGAAAACTTAGAGACGTATTAACAGAAGCCCCTTGGATTAACGATGAAATAAGTGAGAGAAAACCAAAACAGGTTGAAGTCACTCCCGCATCGGGAGAACATATCTCCAAAATGGGAAAAGGATATAACGTATTAAAAAACCATTTAGGAGATACAGAAGACGGTAAGAAAGTAACTTATACTGTGGCAGATAGACGTGGAAATGTTCATGTAAGAGTCCATGGAAATGAAAATGGCAATAGACTTGACGTTACCTCTTTGTATGCACCTGAGGGTAACAAAGTAGAAGCACATGATTTTTATCATCACTTAATTACACAACACGGAATACATCTTCATTCTGATTATGAGCAATCCGAAGGGGGAATGAAGGTATGGAAGCGTCTTCAAAAGATGCCTGGAATCCATATGCAGTCATGGAATGGCTCAGACCAAAAATACAGAGAACTGAAACCTTCATTTCAAAGAACATATGATATGGATAGCTCTACAAGATTAGCAGCTAAAAAACGAGGGACATAATGGTAAGAAATACATATGGCTCGCATAATGGCCAAACCTTTGTTGCAAAGGTTGTTGATCGTTTCGATAAAGAACAAAGAGGCCGCTTAAAGATTGAAATTCAAGGTGGCTATCAGGGTCAAGACGGGGAATCGTTATGGGGTAATCCTGTCTATCC